AAACTTTTGCATTAGTCTTGATGTATGTTAGTACTGATGAGGGAAGCAACATCATGTCACTAGGCAAGCCACCACACTATGCATTTTTGCTTGGTGTGATGGTTTGCCGCACCAACGAAGACCTTAGGGCGCAGATGGGTTTCATCCACTTTACCATTTGCCGCGGGCACCGGCGTATAATCCACTTTAATGAAGAAAGTAAGTCGATGGAACAGAATAACGTTTGGCTTGAAAACCCAGAGAATACTAACAATCCTTGGCTTGAACAGGAGCAATTGTCTGAAGTGTATCAGGCCGTAATGGCCGGGAGGCACAACAACACTCCTGTCCAAGTTGCGACATGTGACACATTATCTGACGCTATATCAGAAGCCATTGGCTCTACAATCGATGAGGCTCACCAGGCTGAAATAGGTCCTGCTCTGAACTTCAACACACCAAGACGTAAACGGAATGTATCTCAGGATACGAATCTTACTCAAGACCTTAAACTTTCATCAGGTGTACGGGTGAAATTAGCCAAGCCTATGGTCATTATCAGAGATGAACAAATGGAGGCTATTAATAGCGCTAAGTTTGATCCAGGTGCTGTATCTATGGCTGATATAGTTCCTAGCGATTCTGCTAGCAATTCCAGGTGTTCCACTTTGAGGGATAGTGCTTTCCCTGAAGTCCGTCATTTTAAGAAGATCAATTATCCTATAACACCGATAGTTGATTGGTTCTTAGGCAAGACGCAAGTGCCCAAGAACGTTGACGCGATTGTAAGGGAGTGGTTAAACACTGACCTTTCTTATTGCTTATTGAAAGGAGATCCTGGGTCTGAGTATTTGGACTGTCCTGAGAAACGTCATCCCAGAGCGCAGGTCGACAGGGAGATGGCAATCGTGCAACAATTGGTGTTCCTTGCCAGGAAGAATGCATATGAGTCTACCTTGCAGAAGACTGAGACCAACAAGGCTAGTCTAATTAGATATTGGGCACCTATGTTCACAGTCAAATGCAAGCTTAGCTTAGCTGTGCAAGATCGCATACTGGCATTTGCTGCTGAATTAGCTTTCGTGCCAACCACGTCACAGGTAGAGGCCAGAATGGTCGCTGCGTCCAGTGAGGTTGGAGTGCTACACGAACAGTATAATCATAAATGGTATCACCGTGCTCATCCAAAAGCATGGTATGCTAAACTCCTGGGAAGCCTATGGTGGAGCAGGCAAACGGCTGAGCCGTTTGCTCGCACCCACTGAGGCGGCCCTGCCACGTGGCTTGGTGTTATGCCCTATCCGACTTCAGTAGATCTTTCATTATTGAAGTTACATAACATCGACTTGGAAGCCGTTACCGTGGTAGGGAAACCCATAAAGACTAAGAAATTCACCGTGTTTACTGGATTATCTTCACCAGTAATCTTCTCAGTCTTTACTCATACCCCAGAATCAGCCTTACGCACGATTCTGGAGAGAGTTTTCTTCGTTAAGGTTGATGGAGGCTTTGCACCACCTCCTCAGCCTGACGCTCATGTGTTCAATACGCGCATGAGTGATTTCTATGAAGAGCTAAGGCGCCAAATCCGGCCGGTTCGTCCGATGACCCGTGACGAATTCGTAGATTCCTACGCTGATTGCGGAAGGAAGCGGACCAGGTATGCTGCTGCAGTTGTAGTCCTAAAATCTCGTATCCTGACCAGAAGAGATGCTGTAGTTAAGGCCTTCTTGAAAACAGAGAAACTCGATTTTACCACAAAAACCACTGCTCAAAGAGTGGAGCGTCTGATTTCTGAGCGTTCGGACGTGTACAAAGTGGAAAATGGAAGATATCTTAAACCCTTGGAAAAGAAAATTTTCAAGTTAATTAACGGGATGTTCAGTTCCGTCACATTATTTAAAGGTCTTAATGCTGCCCAGCAAGGGAAATATATGCATCAGCATTGGACACACTTTAATCACCCTGTAGCATTCAGTAGTGATTTATCAAGATGTGATCAACATATAAGCAAGATAGCTCTTATGTTCGAACATTCAATATACAAGCTCTTTTATCCACAAGATAAGTACATAGCTGAAATACTCAAAATGCAACTTGAAGGCAAGAACTACCTCCAGATTGGTAAGTGGCTTTACAAGTATTATACTGTAGGTGGGCGTAAGAGTGGTGATTACAACACCGCTCTTGGGAACGCACTTATAGTTTGTGCCTTGTTCTGGACCTATTCCAAAATGAAGGGGGTAGAGGTACGCCTAGCCAACAACTGTGACGATTCCGTGACAATTATGGAGCAAGAACATTATGAGCATTACAAGTCTGGGTTTATCGAGTGGTGGGAGGAAATGGGGTTCACTATGAAGGTTGAGCCACCAGTATATGTGTTCGAGCGTATTCAGTTTTGCCAAACACAACCAGTTTATGATGGCTGTGAGTGGGTTATGGTTAGAGATCCTAAGTGTTTATCTAAGGATAGTCTATCCATTAAACCACTCAATAGTACAAAGTTGGCCCGTAGGTGGGCCGCCTGTGTTGCGTTAGGTGGCATTAACCTTACGGGAGGTATGCCAATCTGGCAAGAGTTTTATGCTTGGATGGGGCGATTTGCCGACGGCGCCAAGCCATTGACTGGCGATCCAACTCAGGACACTGGGTTGTCACGTCTGTCTAAAGGGATGGCTAGACAATATAGTCTTCCCACGTCGGATGCACGATTGAGCTTTGAACGTGCTTACGGAATAAGCCCAACCGCGCAGGTCATGATTGAGAAATACTATCAAACCCTTAAGATTGGTAAGGGCCACCACTGCATGCAACAAACAACAATCCCACATTTGTTTGTAGACCACGATCTTGAGAAGACATGGTCTTTATTGGGTTCCAGGTGTTAAATAGACCAAAACGGTTTCCGTGCTAACCAAAATGCCGAGAGACTGCACGGCTCTGCCCATCAGGGCGCCTGGGATGTACAGTCCCTTAGTCATGAGGTATCCAATACTAATGACAAACAAACAAAATACACAAACTAATGCTAAAGCTGCTGTAGATCGAGTAAGAAGTAAAATCTCTGCTCTTGAGAACGAAGTTAAGCAGTTGCGTGAGAAAAATAAGAAGAAGACTCCATTCCGTGATGTTGGAGGCACTGTAGGGGAGGCCGCTGGTAACCTTTTCAACAATGGTACCATGGGCAGGAACATTGGTAAATGGTTAGGCTCTGGGATAGGCTGGATTTTTGGATCGGGCGATTATCAGCTAGCTAATAGAGGTAGAGCTAGTTATAATGTGCTTGCCGGTCAGATTCCAAAGTTCAGCACTACACGAGCTACTAATGTTGTATGCCATAGAGAGTATCTTTTAGATGTTGTCGGAACTAGTGGCTTCGGCCTCACCTCCTTTTCGTTGAATCCTGGTTTGTCTGCCACTTTTCCTTGGTTATCCACGGTGGCTAATGCATACCAGGAGTATAGAATCCATGGAATGATCTTTGAATTTCGATCTCTTGCAACTGACTACGTCAATTCTGGTATTCCTGGTGTTCTTATGATGGGCACTGAATACAATGCGACGGCTGCTCCGTTCACAAGTAAGCAACAGATGGAGAATTCTGAATACGCAGTTTCGGTCAAACCAACGGTGAATCAAATGCACATGATTGAGTGTGCTCCCGGCGATACTACTCTAAAACAGAGATATGTTAGATCTGGCGCTCTTTCCGCCAATTCTGACGCCAAGTTCTATGACTGGGGTACTTTCCAAATTGCAACCCAAGGCAATTCTGGAATAACCTTAGGAGAATTATGGATATCGTACTGCGTTGAGTTTTTCAAGCCTCAATTGAACAGTGATTTGACAGGAACGCCTTTGGCGGGTACCTTGTCAAGAAACACTGTGACCAATGCCGCTCCTATGGGTTTGGTCGGCTTGATAAACGCTGGAGATATACTTATCTCATCTATAAGTAATACGAGCTTTCAATTTGCTGCAATTGGTACTCAGATATATAGTGTCGAGTACGTGTGGACTGGTAGCGCGGCTACGTATACTCCTCCCGTACCATCATACACCAATGCTACTGCGTTGAGTGAGTGGAATGGTAAGGCGTATAATTATGTCGTGACACCAAATTCCGGGGCGACATCTATTACATCTGCTGGCCTGACCACCATGGTCCAAGTATCAGGCACTGGCCCACAAACAGTGACCATGACACTTTCCACGGCAGGTATTTCACTTCCTGGTTCCGCTTACCTGGATGTGAAGGTCATCTTGGTTGACTACTCATCAACATAATAGCGTCAATTTTATAGTTAGAGACACTAGGTACAAACCGTTAGAATCGGAACTTCTCTCTTTTCCTAGAACACGTAACGGAGGATGCGCGGTGTTAGAGGTAATTTAAAGTACAATGATCGTTCGCAAAAGCAGATAAAATCTTATAAAATTATAAAAGCAAAAACAGAGTCAGGAACAGCTCTTGTTGGATGCACCAAAAACATTAACATAACTACACAAAAACAACACGTGGATGATTCCAATAATGAATTAATAGTATCAGATGAAATTATAGAACGACAACATTCATGCTTATGCGCTTTTCTCTAGTATTGATGCCGAGAGGATTTAAATCTAGCCAGCTCTGAGTAAAGAGGATGAGGTCCCGGGCTCTCAGATGTCATGAATACACC